CTAGTTATAACTAGTAGGGAGAGACCCATTTCTAAAAAAGACTCCAAAAATGTTATAGATTTCAAAAAATTTAAGAAATTTATTGGCAAAAATAGACAATCATCCAAAGATATTGTAGAAATAGATAAACCAATAATGATAGGTTGGTATGTAAATGACGAAGGTGAGCAGCAAATGTATGTTTATTCTCCATTTAAACCCACACAAGCTATGTTTATGATGGATATGGCATCTAAGATTATAGAATGTAGACCACCAGATCTCGTGGATGACTTTGATTGGAATGATGAAACAAGCGATTAACATAAATAATCTTAACGATCAGTTAAAAGATGTGCCCATAGAAAAGAAAAAAGATGTATTGGCGCTTTTAGAGCGCATAGAGAAGGCAAAACATCTTGAGAGCTGTCAAACTACCTTTTTACCCTTTGTAAGGTCTCAGTGGTCATCATTTGTCCACGGAAGACATCATGAGATTATGTCAGAGGCATTTGAAAAGGTGGCTAGGGGTGAATTAAAAAGACTAATAATCAATATGCCACCCCGTCACACCAAGTCAGAGTTTGCAAGTTACTTGTTTCCCGCATGGTTTTTAGGCAAGTACCCCCATAAAAAAATAATACAGACGGCACATACCGCAGAGTTATCTGTGGGATTTGGAAGAAAGGTTAGGAATCTTATTCAGTCTGAAGATTTTCAAAAAATTTTTAAAGGTGTGTCATTATCTGTCGATAGTAAGGCGGCAGGAAGATGGAACACCAACAAAGGCGGTGAGTATTTTGCTATCGGTGTAGGTGGCGCTGTAACGGGTAAAGGTGCAGATGTTTTAATTATTGATGACCCACATTCCGAACAAGATGCCACTATAGGAGCATACAATCCTGAAGTGTTTGACAAAGTTTATGAGTGGTATACATCAGGACCGAGACAAAGATTGCAACCTGGCGGGGCAATAATTATCGTTATGACACGATGGAGTAAAAGAGATCTTACGGGGCAAATTATAAAAAACTCAACGCAACGAGAAGGTAGTAGTGAATGGGAAGTAATACAACTTCCAGCGATTATGCCATCAGGTAATGCGTTGTGGCAAGAGTTCTGGAAAAAAGAAGAACTAGATGCAATAAAAGCAGAGTTGCCTGTAGCTAAATGGAACGCACAATATCAGCAAGACCCCACCTCCGAAGAAGGGGCATTAATAAAAAGAGAGTGGTGGCAGGAATGGAAGAAACCAAGTTTACCTCCATGTGATGCAATTATACAATCTTGGGATACGGCTTTTCTAAAAACTCAGAGAGCGGACTATAGTGCCTGCACAACTTGGGGTGTATTTTATCAGCCAAATGAAAATGGGGAGTCTATTCCTAATCTGATTTTAATAGATGCGTACAAAGAAAAGTTAGAGTTTCCAGACCTTAAACGAGCGGCTTACGATAAGTACCATGAGTTTGAACCTGATCAAATGATTATTGAAGCAAAAGCTGCTGGATCACCTTTGATATTTGAACTACGTTCTATGGGTATTCCTGTTACAGAGTTTACACCAAGTCGTGGACAAGATAAGATAGCACGAGTAAATGCAGTCACAGATTTATTTGCAAGTGGAGTAATTTGGCACCCACCCACCAGGTGGGCAGAGGAAGTGATAGAAGAGTGTGCATCTTTTCCAGTAGGAGACAATGATGACTTAGTTGACTCAACAACACAAGCTCTGTTAAGGTTTAGGCAAGGTGGTTGGATCAGAACAAATATGGATGACTGGGATGATGAGCCCGTATACAAAAGACCCGTGGAGTATTATTAATGGATCTGGCACATATTATAGATGGACTTATAGGATTGATTGTCGTGGGAGGCGGGTGGTTTCTTGGATCACAAGCTAAAGAGATTAAAAGGATAGATATTTTGGTAAACAAAACACGAGAAGATTATGCAAAAAGAGATGATGTAACAGTGGCTATAAATCGGTTAGAAGAAAAAATAGATAGAATTTTACAAAGAATAAAATAAGGAGCATTAAATGGCTGTCGAAAAACAAATGACACCAGCGGAACTTTCACAAAAAGTTTTAGCTGAACAGGAGCAAAAACTAGAAATAGAAATAGAAAATCCTGATTCAGTTTCCATGACCACGGATGATGGTGGTGTTATTATTGATTTTGAAGGCAAAAAAACTGAAGACATATTAGGACCTTCTCATGACAGTAATCTTGCAGAGTTTTTAGAAGAAGGTGAATTACAAAAACTAGCAAGTGACTTAATTGAAAATTTTAATACGGACAGAAAATCACGAGGTGATTGGGCGAAGTCGTATGTCAAAGGTTTAGATTTACTAGGTATGAAAATAGAAGAAAGACAACAACCTTGGTCTGGAGCCTCTGGTGTTTTTCATCCTGTTTTAACAGAAAGTATTGTAAGATTCCAAGCACAGGCTATGGGAGAGATGTTTCCCGCTTCGGGTCCAGTAAGAACCAAAGTTTTGGGTAAACAATCTACAGAAAAAACAGATCAGGCAGCTCGGGTAGAAAATGAAATGAATTATCTTCTCACAGAAGAAATGACAGAATATAGAGATGAGACAGAGCAGATGCTCTTTAAGCTTCCTCTAGCAGGATCAGCATTTAAGAAAGTCTATTATGATCCTCTCTTAGAAAGACCATGTGCGATGTTTGTTCCTGCGGAGGATTTTGTTGTTTCTTATGGTGCAACAGATTTAATGACTTGTGCTAGATACACACATGTTATGAAAAAATCTGCAAATGAAATAGCAAAACTTATGGTGAATGGATTTTATCGTGATGTAGAATTACCCGAACCAGAACCTGACATGTCAGATATACAGGAAAAGTATGATGAACTTGATGGAGAGTCAGCAGTTATCGAAGATGATGACAGGCACACCCTATTAGAGATGCATGCCGATATTGAAATGCCAGAGCCGTTTGAGGATAAGGATGGTATCGAAAGACCTTATGTTGTTACGATTGATAAATCATCCAGAACAATTTTATCTATAAGAAGGAATTACTATGAGGAAGATGAAAAGAAAAAGAAAGTTCAATATTTTGTTCATTACAAATATTTACCAGGGCTTGGTTTCTACGGCACAGGACTTATACATCTCATTGGTGGACTGGCTAAAAGTGCTACAAGTATTCTTCGTCAACTTATCGATGCTGGTACTTTATCTAATTTACCAGCTGGTCTTAAAGCTAGGGGTTTACGCATCAAAGGGGATGATACGCCTCTCATGCCTGGTGAGTTCCGTGATGTTGATGTCCCTGGTGGCGCAATTCGTGATGCGATTACTTTCATTCCTTACAAGGAACCCAGTTCCGTCTTGTACCAGTTGCTCCAAAATATCGTTGACGAGGGGCGAAGGATTGGCTCCGTTGCAGATATACAAGTTGGAGACATTAACGCACAAGCGCCAGTAGGAACAACTCTAGCATTGATGGAACGATCAATGAAAGTTATGTCTGGTGTTCAATCCAGATTACACGCAGCTTTAAAAAAAGAACTTAGAATAATAGCTATGATTATTCATGATTATATGCCACCTGAGTATGCTTATGAAACAGACGGTGAATTTAGTAGAACAGATGATTTTGATAAGAGAGTAGATGTTATACCCGTGTCAGATCCTAATGCAGCAACTATGTCTCAAAGAATTATGCAGTATCAAAGTGCATTACAGTTGGCACAACAAGCACCACAATTATACGACATGGGTAGATTGCATAGACAAATGTTGGAAGTATTAGGTATCAGCGATGCAAAAGAAATTGTAAAATTAAAAGAGGATATTAAATCAGCAGACCCAGTTTCTGAAAATATGGCGATATTAAAACAAGAGCCTGTAAAAGCATTTAAGTATCAAGATCATGAAGCACATATTACAGTGCATTTAGCTGCCGCCAATGATCCTAAATTAAAAGAAATTGTAGGGCAGTCACCATTTGCGGGAGCAATACAGGCAGCACTAGCAGCTCATATAACAGAGCATGTTGCTTTTCAATATAGAAAAGAGATAGAAGAAAAGCTTGGTGTTCCAATGCCAAACGAAGAAAAGCCATTACCAGAAGATGCAGAAGAAGAACTTTCAGCATTAACAGCACAAGCGGCACAAAAACTTTTAGCATCAAATCAAGCAGAGATGCAGGCAATGGAAGCAAAGAAACAACAAGAAGATCCATTAACACAAATACAACAAAGAGAGCTTGCAATAAAAGAAGCAGAGTTACAGCATAAAATACAAATGGATAAATTAAAATTAGAGCTTGAAGCTGCTAAAACGAAAATAAATAAGGATTTACAGGAAGACAGATTAGATAGTGAAGACAAAAGAGAAGGAGTTAGAATTGCAGCAAAGCTTGCGACTGATGCTTCCAAAGATATGAAAGAAGAAGCACGGTTAGTCTTAGATGCGGCAAAGCAGTTACAAGATGAAAAGTAAAAATGAAACGGTTTATACACCAATATTAAATAAAATACAGGAGTTTAAAAATGCTTGGGGTTCTTTTATCACGAGCGGTGGAGCATCTTCCCTTGAAGATTACAAGCACACCTGCGGGAAAATCGAAGCGCTCACCATTCTGGAAGAGGAGGTGCGTGCAATTGAAAAAAGGTTTATTGAAGATTAAGGGTTTGCAAAATAAAAAAAATATTATAGGATAGCTTACATGTACACAGCGCAAAAGAAGATTGAAGAAGATATTAAGCTAAAACTTCCTCAGCCAAAAGGCTATAAACTTTTAATTAGTATACCTAAAATGGCAGACAAAACTGAGGGTGGAGTTCATATGCCTGACAAATTAATAAAGCTAGAGGAGACTGCTTCCATCATAGGATTTGTTGTGGAAATGGGAGATGCGGCTTATCAGGATAAAGAAAAATTTCCAAACGGTCCATATTGCGCTAAGGGTGATTTTGTAATTTTTAGATCTTATTCAGGAACTAGATTTAAAATAAAAGGTGATGAATTTAGACTAATTAACGATGACACTGTTGAAGCAGTTGTTGATGATCCAAGAGGGTATACAAGAGCATGAGTGATAACACAGCACAAAAAATAGAAGAAGAAGAAAAAAATCAACTATCAGATTTAGAGATAGAAGTTGTAGATGATACACCTGAAGAAGATCAGGGTAGACCGCCAAGAACAGAGGGCACTAAACCTGATATTCCTGAAGATGATGAGATTTCCAAATATAAAGGAGATGCTCAAAAAAGAATAAAACAATTAAAATATGAATATCACGAAGAAAGAAGAGCAAGAGAGGCTGCACAAAGAGAAAAAGATGAAGCTATTAAACATGCAGAAAGAATACTACAAGAGAATAATAAATTAAAGAAAACTCTAGATGATGGTGAAGCCGTGCTAGTTGAGCAAGTAAAAGGCAAAACAAGCGCCATGATTGAAGCAGCTAAAAAAGAATACAAAGAAGCTTATGAAGCTGGAGATCCAGATAAAATTACAGAAGCTCAATTAAAACTGAATCAAGCACAGGCAGAGCAGTTAAAAATACAAGATTATAAACCAAAACAAAGAACATCAGAAAAGCCAGTAGAGCAACAGAAAGCTTACACACCAGTTCAGAAACAAGAGCCTACAAAAGAAGATAAGGCTTGGATGGCGGAGAACGACTGGTTTCAAAAAGATGGTTATGAAGAGATGACAGGGTATGCGTTAGGTGTGCATCAAAAACTAATAAAAAAGAATGTGAGTCCTAAAGTAGAACCTGAATTATATTATAGTGAAATTGACAAAGCAATGAGAGCTAAATTTCCAGAAGAGTTTCAAGACAATCAGACTGCTGAGACAAAAGAGGTAACAGCACCTCAGCGATCTGGTGGCTCCGTGGTTGCCCCTCCAAGTAGAAGTGCAAAACAACCACGCAAAGTGCAACTAACCTCAACACAAGTAAGCCTTGCCAGACGGCTAGGACTTAGCAACGAGCAATATGCAGCACAGCTTTTAAAGGAGGCTACTAATGGCTGATAGAACTTTACGCACAGAAGAGAGTAGAGAAGCAACAAAAAGAAAAGTCACATGGACTAGACCAAACTCTATCCCTGATCCTGCTCCAAAACCAGGAGTGGAATACAGATGGATACGCACATCGACATTAGGTCAAGCTGATATGACAAATGTTTCTTCTAAATTTCGTGAAGGTTGGGAGCCAGTGAGAGCAGAAGATCATCCTGAATTAAAAGTGCTGACCGATGTTGATTCCAAGTTTAAAGGCAATGTAGAGGTTGGAGGTTTGCTACTTTGCAAGAACTCCACAGAAAATATGGATGCAAGAAGAGACCATTATAAGAACAAAAACGATCAGCAGATCGCTTCTGTAGATAATAATTATCTTCGTGAATCTGATTCGAGGATGCCAGTTCTGAAGCCAGAAAAGGTTACTCGCACATCTTAATAAAGCTAACTTAACCGAAGAGGATAAAAAAATGAGTAGTGTAGCAGCACCATTTGGATTAAACCCAATCGGTAGATTCGATGCAGGTTCATTAGAGGTATTTAGACAATACCCTATTAAATCTGGAGAAAGTACAGCTATAGTTAAGGGCGATATTGTCCAGCTAGTTAATGCCAGTAATGCAACTACAATTGCAAAAATGACAGGAACTATGGATGGTTCAGCGACTGATTTATGCGGTATTTTCATGGGTTGCCGATTTACAGATCCAAATACAAATCAGTTGACTTTTAGTCAGCATTTCCCTGCAAGTACAGCAGCGGATGATATAATGGCTTATGTTGTAGATGATCCTAACGTATTATTTACAATTCAAGCTGATGGATCTTTTTCTAACGAGAGAGACATTTACGGAAAAAATGCACCTGTGGTACAAAATAGTGCTAATACAACATTGGGTATTTCCCGTGTTGCATTGGATGCTTCAGAAATATCAACAGCAACAGGTGACGGCATAAAAATAATTGACTACTTAGGTGGTGATTTAGGTGATGAGAAGGGAAGCAACTTTCCAATCTTGGTTTGTAAGTTTAACTATCATCAGTTGTCATCAACTAGTGGCGCAGCTTAAGGAGAGATAAATGGCGATTTCAAGAGCACAACTCCTTAAGGAGTTATTACCAGGACTTAATGCTTTATTTGGTCTTGAGTATGAAAAGTATGAAGATGAACATGCTGAGATATATGAGACAGAAAATTCAGAGAGAAGCTTTGAAGAAGAAGTCAAGTTGTCAGGTTTTGGTGCAGCACCAGTTAAGCCTGAAGGGTCAGCTATATCTTTTGACTCAGCGCAAGAGTCTTTTACTTCAAGATACAACCACGAAACTGTGGCTATGGGCTTTTCAATAACAGAAGAAGCAATGGAAGATAATCTTTATGATTCATTGTCAGCTCGTTATACGAAAGCATTAGCTAGAGCAATGGCTTATACAAAGCAAACTAAAGCCGCTGCATTGCTAAACACAGGCTTTGATACTTTTCAAAGTGGCGATGGTGTAACATTGTTTAACACAGCACACCCAACAGTGGCTGGAGGTAACAATAAGAATAGACTAACAACAAATGCGGATTTGAATGAAACATCTCTTGAGCAGATGGTAATTGATATTGCAGCTTTCGTAGACGAAAGAGGTTTATTGATTGCAGCAAGACCAAGAAAGTTAATCATTCCACCTGCATTAATGTTTGTCGCAACAAGACTATTGCAGACAGAAGGAAGAACAGGAACTGCTGACAACGATATTAATGCCTTAAGATCAAATGGTAGTATACCAGAAGGATTTGCTATAAATCACTATCTAACAGATACTGATGCCTTCTTTTTAACTACTGATGTTCCAAACGGCATGAAGATGTTTGTCAGAACACCTATGGCAACTTCTATGGATGGAGATTTTGACACAGGCAATGTAAGATACAAAGCTCGTGAAAGATACTCATTCGGTGTATCAGATCCATTAGGGATGTTTGGTTCACCAGGAGCATAACTATCCGAGGGGACAGCAATGTCCCCTTTTAACCCTTGACAGAAAGTTT